ATAGGTGCATTTTGGCTTGGTCATCAATACGGTGAAGAAGCGGCAAGGTTTGCAAACGAAATGCCTATACCTAAAGTTACAATAGAAATGCCAGCGGCAAAAGATGAATTAGATATCCTCGAAGAGGAACTGGCAGCGCCAGAAACAACTGAGGAAATTAGAGGCTAATCATCATAACGCTTATATCGTTGGGAGAGAATTTTTTTTAATCTCTCCCACACGATACGATCTGCTAATTCTTTTGTAGTTCGAACATCACGCCTAGCAAGTTGATCTGCTTTACCTTTACATACTAAAATTTTTTCTAACAAAGATTTTTTAATCACAAAGTCTACAACTCCAATCACCAACATAAGTCCAACCAGTAAAAGTTTCACCGTCAATATATTGCCCAATAAAAAACGGCACTAATAGTGCCGCTGTAAATAATATTGTATAAATTATTCTGTATGTATGCCAAGTGATCATAGTAAACAACCACATGACCACACTAGCGATGAAGTCTAACAATTAAGCAACCTTAACATCTATAAGGTTCATTGGTACGGCATATTTCATACCGTTGTTATCGTTAGTAACAGCACAACGAGTTTTCATAACTTTGTTAACTGTACCTAACCAACTCTCATAACGACCCATTACGAGAACCCTAGATCCAACTTTAACAGCAGATTTAATTTTTGCCGCTTCAGATTTTCTACGATCTTTAAGTGCCGCAACTATAACTTTTTCATAGTTGGGTCCCCACTCATCAGACTTGATGAATGTTAGTATATCGTTTAAAGTAACGAAGTCTTTTTTAAATTCAGTTTTAATCATAATATAGTCCTTTCGATTATTGTTGTAAACCTTCTAATGCAAACTCTGACCATACCCCTTGGTCATCAGTTTCTTCTTGTGATTGTTTATCAGAATATAACTTGGTAATGATATTATCATATTCGATATTAAGAGTATGGTTGATGTCCATATCTCTAATAGATTTGATGTATTCAATTTTTTCATCAATCGTTTTAAGTTTATTGTATTCACTAAATAATTCTTTGTTTTTATTGTTTATCATGGGTATAATATACACTATAAATAATAGAAAGTCAAATAAAAAATGCACCTTTTTTAAAATTAAAAGTGTTATTTTTCAATGACTTAATAATTTGATGTAAATAAAAAGTGTTGTATTTTTGCAACAGTGGAGAAAATATGAAGATTTTAGAGTGGTTGGGTCTAACTAAAAAGGTAGAACCCACAAAGAAAAAGAAAGTAGTTAAAAAGAAAAAGAAGATTACAAAGAAGAAGGGTAAGAAATAATGAATTGCACAAACTGTGGACACCCATGTCATTGTGGACACCCTTGTATGCAAACATACAAAGATGGTGATAACCGTGATGTAGAAATAAAGTGTTGCGACCATTGTTCACATGACGATACAGTGGGCAACGATTACTGGGAGAATGGATACTAATGGCTAGAGGATTAAGTATAAACAATACCTATAGTAGAGGTCCAAAGAAACGCACATCTATTGGCAATAGTCCTAGGTCTAAACCTAAGAACAAATCTAAAAGACGATTACATACACGAAGTCGTGGACAAGGGTAATGCCAGGTGTTCATAGAAACGGTGATAGTAATAGTGCTGGCGGAGTTGTTAGTTCTAGCCGTAATGTCAATGTGAATGGTAAATCTATTGCCGTAAATGGTGATAGTGTATCGTCTCACCCAGTTGCACATGTAGGGGCTAAAACTGCCAATGGTAGTTCGAGTGTATTTGCAAATGGTAAACCTGTCAATAGAGTTGGAGACGCAGACACCTGTGGTCATACAAGAAGTTCAGGGAGTGGCGATGTTTTTGCCGGGTAACATGATAAATAGTTATCATGGCAATACTACAGGCAGGATATAGGGACGCAAGTGGCACCAATGCGAGTGCAAGAAGTGTTAGATTATATAAAGATCTGGCGCTATCTTTTGAAAAAAACTCCAACACCAAAGATGTCCTTCAGAAAAAAGATGTTGACGCGGTTAAACAAAGTGTACGGAATCTCATACTCACAAACCATTACGAAAGACCATTTCACCCTGAAATAGGATCTGGTGTTTCTAATCTTTTATTTGAACCTCTTGACCCAATTACTGCTAACGCATTAACAAGAACAATAGGTGAGGTCATCAACAACTTTGAACCTCGTGCTAGAGTAGTATCAATTGACGCACAACCAAGACTTGATTCCAACTCATATGAAGTTACGGTATCATTTAGAATTATCAACATACCAGGTGAGTTAGTTACCTTAGATGTAATGTTAGAAAGAAGTAGATAGAATGGCAACTGATAAAAGAATTGATGTTACTGAATTAGACTTTGACAATATCAAAGATAATCTAAAAACATTTTTAAAACAACAAGACCAATTTACAGACTATGACTTTGAAGGGTCTGGTATGTCAACTCTATTAGATGTTCTGGCATATAACACACACTACAATGCGGTCTATGCCAATGTTCTTGCCAATGAAATGTTTTTAGATAGTGCTGACATTCGTAATAGTATTGTATCACATGCAAAACATGTTGGGTACACACCTAGAAGTGCAACATCACCTATCGCAAAATTAAATGTAGTAGTTTCAGACTTATCAGGTTCAACTGCCACTGCGGCAAGAGGCACATCATTCACTACTACGGTTGATGGCGTATCATACACTTATGTTGTAAAAGATGATACAACAATATCACCAGTTTCTGGTGTATATACTTTTTCAGAATTACCTGTATATGAAGGCACACTTGTCAATAACAAATATACAGTAGATACAACAAACGCTGACCAAAGATTTTTAATTAAGAATGCCTTGGCAGATACAACAACATTAAAAGTTACAGTACAAAATAGTTCAACTGATACTACAACTACAACTTACACAAAGTCAACTGACCTGGCAGATGTTACATCAACATCTACTGTTTACTTTTTAGAAGGTGTCGAAGACGAACAATACGAAGTTGTATTTGGTGATGGTGTTTTAGGTAAAGCATTATCAACTGGTAACATTGTAACACTATCATATGTTGTAACAAACGGAGCAGATAGTAACGGTGCAAGTTCATTTACTTTATCTGGTACAATTGCAGGTAGTTCAAGTGCAACAATCACTACGGCAAGTAATTCATCTGGTGGTTCAGATCCAGAAACACCTGACAGTATTCGTTTCAATGCACCAAGACAATATGCAAGTCAAAATCGTGCCGTAACGGCAAAAGATTATGAGAGTAGAGTAAAGACTATTTTTCCAAATGCACAATCAGTTCAAGTATGGGGTGGTGAAGATAACTCAACACCTGTATATGGTAGAGTTTATATCTCTATCAAACCTAAAACTGGTACAAGTGTTACAGAGGCAGACAAGACAGATATAATTACACAATTAAAAGATTTCAATGTTGTATCAATCACACCTGTTATAGAAGATGTTGAAACAACTTTCTTACAACTTACTGTTAATGTTAAGTACGATCAGAAAGCAACTGTAAAATCAGCAGACAGTATTAAGTCATTAGTTCAAAGTGCAATAACTACTTTCAATACAAACAACATACAACAATTTGACCAGATGTTTAGACATAGTAAATTTATTGAAACAATAAACAAAGTTGATACGGCAATACTATCAAACATTACAACTGTTAAATTACACAAATCATTTACTGCCACAACAACAGCGTCAACAACATATACAATCAATTTTGAAAACGCATTGTATAATCCACATAGTGGTCATAATGCGAGTGGTGGTGGTGTTCTTACATCAACTGGTTTTAAAATAAATGGCGATACTACTAACGAATACTTTTTAGATGAAGATGGTGCAGGTAATGTAAGGTTGTATTATCTTGTTGCAGGTGTAAGAACATATGCAAATAACACACAAGGTACAATTAGTTACACAACTGGTCAGGTAGTTCTAAACTCTTTATTTGTTACAGAGGTTTCAGATGTAGATGGTGCAACATCAACAACAATAAGAATTACAGTTACACCTAATTCAGTAGATGTTAAACCAGTGAGAAACCAAGTTATAGAAATTGATGAAACAAATACTACAACAACTGTAACAGCAGATGACTTTGATACTACATCAGGTATAGGTTATACAACATCAACAAGTTATGCATAATCTATGGCAAAGTTTGATAAAAAATTAAGTCCACTTGTAAGTAGGCAACTACCGCAACACATACAGGCAAACAATCCACTTCTTACGGAGTTCATAAAACAATATTATATATTTATGGACTCAGCACAAATCACTTTATCAAGTGTGAGTGCTACAGACCAAATACTATTAGAAACTGCCGCAGAAAATTTTGTTGCATTAAATGGTACAGACGAAAAACAAAGTAACGCTGGTGATTACATTGTAAACGAAGAAGAAACAATTGGTGAGTTTACAAAGGGCGAAACAATTACAGGTGGTACTTCTGGCGAGACGGCAACAATACTGGCAGAGGATACAGACAATCTAAAAATTTTTATTACTGCTAACTCAAAGTTTATTACTGGTGAAACAATTACAGGTGGTACTTCTGGTGCTCAAGGTGTTATAGGTAAGTACCGTGCAAACCCAAATGAAACATTAACACAATTATTAGAATATGCAGAGGTCAATGATACCTTAGATGATTTCTTCAAACAGTTTAGAAATACTTTTCTACAAACTATACCAAATAATCTTACAGACGGTTTAGATAAAAGACAACTTACAAAAAATATCTTATCTTTGTATAAAAGAAAAGGTACACAAAAAGGGCATGAAATATTTTTCCGTGCATTACTGAATGAAACACCAGAGTTGTATTATCCAACAGTTGACATGTTACGAGTATCAGATGGTAACTTTAATACTCAACAAGTTTTAAAAGTAACTTTAGTATCACCAACTGATGGTGATATGTTGAAACTAAAAGGTCAAACAATAACGCAAGAAAATATTGTAGGTAATAATAATGTTAATCTTGCAACGGCAGTTGTCGAAGATGTATCAGTATCAAGTGTAACACTTGGTGGTATTCAAAGAGATGTTGCGACATTAATCATTTCAAAGAATAGTGCAAGTGGTACTTTTGTTACCAACAATGGCGATACTATGTTATTAGAAACTGAAAGTCAAATACTAAATGAAGATGGGTCAAATGTATTACAACAAACTACATCTACAATTGTAGGTGTACCAAATGATAATCCAGATATTACTTTGACATGTACAATTCATTCTATTGTAGATGATGTAACGGTAACAACACCAGGTAGATACTATACTGTTGGTGAACAAGTAGCAGTTGATACTAACGAACAAAAAGGTGGTGGTGGATTTACTTCACAAATAGACAATACATCATACGGTAAAGTAGAGAGTGTTATTGTAGAAAATGGTGGTAGTGGTTACGCTGTTGGCGATGCTCTATCTGTTACAAACCCAACGCATGGTTCAGACTTTGCAGGTGAGGTTGCGGTAGTCAATGGTGGTTTCACATTAGAACAAGATAGTTTAGAAAACGGTGTGATAATATTAGAAGATAGTACAGACGATCAACTTGTTATGGAACCACAAACAAACTCTAACACAAACGATATTACAAAAATTAAAATAACAAACAATGGTGGTGGTTATCTTTCACTACCAACTGTAGGTGTAACATCATCATCTGGTAGTAGTGCATTACTATTTGCTGTATCTGATAGTATTGGTAAAGCATTATCTGTTAAACCAGTTGACCAAGGATTTAGATACGAAGAAGCACCGGGTATATTACCTAAGTTGCATATGCAAATTGATACCATATCAAGTGCGTTTAGTGTTGGTGAAACAATTACTGCCACAAAAGAAGATAACATCATACTAGAACCATTTGCTCAATTAGATTATTCTATATTACTAGAAGATCATAGACAGGCAGTTTTGAGATTAGATAGTGAAGAAGGTGATATACTTACAGAAAGTGGTGAGAGTATTGCATTTGAAGAACTGGTAACTGAACCTGTATTTGCTGGTGCGGAACAAGATGTTATCATTACGGAAGATAGTGATGGTAATAATAGAATTGCAAATACAATTTATGAAGTGGCAGATGTTACAGACTTTGTTACTGTTACGCATAATGGTTCTGACGATAGCAGATTATTAAATGAAGATACCTCAAGTGTTACTGCCGTAGTAGAGGCATTTGATAGTAATACAAATATACTTACATTGAATACTGTATCAGGTACCTTTGATGACAAAGTTACAATCACAGGTGGTACATCTGGTTGTACTGCAATTGTTAGAAACGCTGATCATGCGGCGATGACTTCTACTGTAGGTACAATTATTGAAACAGATGGTGAGTTTGTAGGTGTTGATGGGTTTGTTTCTGAAAGTACAAAGAAGATACAAGATAGTTTATACTACCAAGATTATTCATATATCGTAAGAGTAGGTGAGTCCATATCAGAATGGAGAGAATATCTTAAATCGTCCGTACACCCTGCAGGTTTCTATTTTGCTGGTGAGGTGAATATTAAGAATAGTATTAATATGAGAATGAAAACAGGATTCACTAGACTTTCTGGTCTAACAGAAACAGACGAGGTAATAGAAATACTAACAGTTATCTTTGATGAGAAGGTAAGAAGAAAACTAGGTACCGCAACTGACGGTACATCTTTGAGAACAAATGCTCAACTATCTATTGAGAGTAGTGCCAGTCATACGGCAAACACTAGAGATACAACAGCGTCTTTTGATTTAACATTAGAATTAGGGACTAGACCAAATAGTGCATTTAGATCCACAACTTTACAACAAGGTTTTGTCTATGCAGGTCCTAGAATGAAATCAATTGGTAGATTTGCTTCAACGGCATTCGACCATACACCAGATAGAATATTATTGAACACCTCAGCAGATGAGAATGATGGATTACTACTAGAAGATGGTGGTGATATAAAACAAGAATTAGGATTAAGAGATATGGATAGTGGTATCCTATTATCTACACTAAATAATTTAAAATTAACTGGTACTGGATCTACGACCTTTGATGGTGCGGCAAATAGAATAGATGATTTCAGTACAGATTTAAAAACGAATTTTACTATACCTGCACAAATTAGGACAACATTGTCATAAGATAGTGTATAAATAGATTAGTAAAGTCAAAAAAAGGAGATTAAAATGGCCATAAGTACAGTAGCAAATGTTTCTGTCAAACTTGAAAGTGGTGTCCGTTGGTATCATTTTACGGCTGATATAGATGAGGATTCAGGTTCTGATCATTACGGTTTTAAAATGCAAAAGGGTGGTGATAATTCTAGTAATGTTATAAGATTAAGTGTTGGTGGTTCAGACCTATCATCATTAGATTCCTCAGAAACAGATTACACACCTACTACATATTGCACAGGTTCAGACGGAGACGCGGTTTGGGTGAAACTATGTCAATGGGGCATAGAGAATAATAAAGAATGGATTGGATTATAGGATAGAACATGCCAGCAATAGTTACAAAAGATTTTAGAGTCCACAACGCAAGACAATTTTTAGAAAGTTTTAGTGAGAGTGCGGACACATATTACTTAGGTATTGGTAGACCTCAAGCGTTTGCCAACGACCAAGCATTTAACGATGGGACAGATACTTCACCACCAACACCAGTTGATAGTGTAGGGTCAGTTGAATACTATGTTTATGATGATATATTGAGTGCGAAGAAAGTAACAAGTTCAGATATTTCACTTGTCATACCAAGAAGAAACTGGACAACTGGCACAGTTTATGATTATTACAGACACGATTACGGAGAAATTAATAGTGCGGGTAGTGCTATAACCACAGACAGTGGTGCGTCTACCCTACTAGACGCTACCTTCTATGTTATGAATAGTACCTTTGATGTTTATAAGGTAATAGATAATAACGGAGGGGCAGCGTCAACAACTGAACCAACAGGTAACAAAACAACTTCCGTATTCAGTACGGCAGATAGTTACAAATGGAAATACATGTATTCACTTACTGCAAGTGAACAGGCAAACTTTATGTCAACTGACTTTATACATGTATCAACTAATGCTTCAGATATTTCTACAACTGCTGGTGCAATCGAACATGTTAAAATAACTGCTGGCGGTAGTGGAGGTTCTAACGGAACATACACAGGTGTTGCTATACGAGGTGATGGTTCAAGTGGCGAGTGTACAGTAGTTGTTAGTTCAAATGCTGTAACAAGTGTTACAATCACAACCGCAGGTAGTGGTTACACTTATGCAAGTGTCAAAGCAAGTGATATAGGTAATGTATCAGGTGCTGATATAGATTTCATAATCTCACCACCAGGCGGACACGGTTCAGATGCAATTGCTGAGTTAGGCGGTTTCTTTGTAATGATGAATGTTGACTTTACACAAGGAGATGGATCAGGAGACTTTAACACTACAAACGATTTTAGAAGAATTGTATTGTTAAGAAACCCAACTGATAGTACAACTGGATCAACAGCAACGGCAACAACACTAGACGGTACAAAGTCAATAACATTTAGTGGCACACCAGGATCATTTCAAGCAGATGAAAAAATTACACAGGCTACATCTGGTGCGGTAGGGTTCGTTGTTGATTTCAATTCTACAACAAAAGTTTTAAGATACATACAACCTCAGTTTACTAACCAAGGTGTAGATAGTGATGGCAACTTGACAGCATTCTCTAGTACGAATACTGTTACTGGTGCTACTTCAAGTGCAACAGGTACACCAAGTTCACATGATACAACTCCTGAATTAACTGCTGATACTGGTGATATTCTTTATATAGAAAATAGAAAACCTATTACCAGGGCATCAGACCAAACGGAGAATGTAAAGTTAATCGTAGAGTTTTAGGAGAGATAGATGGCAACAAACTTTAATGTCTCACCTTACTATGATGACTTTTCAGAAAGTAAAAATTTTCATAGAGTATTATTCAGACCTGCTTTCGCTGTTCAGGCAAGAGAATTAACCCAACTTCAAACTATACTACAAAATCAAGTTGAAAGATTTGGTGAACATGTATTCAAAGAAGGTGCGATGGTTATACCTGGTGAGGTTACACTTAATACAAAATACGAATATGTAAAACTAGCAAGTCATTCTACATCTACCGCATCCAATATGGTAGGTCTTACTGTAACTGGTGCAACATCAGGTATAGAGGCAGAGGTAGTAAATAGTTCAGAGGCAAGTTCTACCGCGGCTGCAACCATTTATGTAATATACAAAAAGTCTGGTACAGATAATACAACAAAAAGATTTACTGAAGGTGAAACATTAAACTTTACTTTTAGTAGTGCGAGTGCTACGGCAGTTGTTGGTACATCTGGCACATCATTACCTACAAGTTCTAATGCTTTAGGTTTTGCAAGTTCAGTAAATGTACAAGCGGGTGTATATTTTATAAATGGCTTCTTTGTTTCTAATAGTGAAGAAACATTAATACTAGACGCATATTCAAATACGCCATCTTTTAGAGTTGGTTTTACTGTAACAGAAAGTTTTGTTACACCAGAAGATGATACAAGTTTAAATGATAATGCAACTGGTAGTTCTAACATAAATGCTCCAGGGGCACATAGATTTAAAATTGCTTTATCACTTACAAAGAAAGAAACTACGGCAACTGACGATACAAACTTTGTAGAATTATTAAGAGTAAAGAATGGTGATACAGAAAGTATTGTTAAGAGAACAGATTATAATATACTTGAAGAAACTTTAGCAAGAAGAACAGCAGACGAAAGTGGTGATTATGTAATACAACCGTTTGACATAGATGTTAGAGAACATCAACTATCAGGTAGTAATCGTGGTATCTTCGAAGCAGACAGTTCATCTTTACATGATGGGTTAACATCAACTGCTTCAGAAGCAAGATTAGCGATTGGGTTATCACCAGGTAAAGCATATGTAAAAGGTTTTGAAGTAGATACAACTTCACAAAAATTTGTAACGATAGAAAAAGCAAGAGACTTTGACACAATACAAAACTCAACTACAAGATTAGATATAGGTAATCATGTTGATGTAACAAACATACATGGTTCGCCAGACATTGGTACTGTATCAGGTGAAACAGAGGCGTTCAAAGAATTATCACTTTTCAAAGATAAGACAGTTACAAGAGGCACACTAAACACTACAACAAATGTTGATGTACAACAAATTGGTAGAGCGAAACCTCGTTTCTTTGAATATGTTTCTGGTACCGCAGGGTCATTAGCAACAAACACTACATCAATTTACAAACTAGGTTTATTTAACATTGACATGTTTACACATTTAGGTGTAACAAGTTCAGTGGCATTCTCTACTGGTGAAACTGTAACAGGTGGCACAAGTGGTGCGAGTGGTATTGTTGAGGCAATAACAGCAACAACATCTACTGACCCAGATCAGATTGTAACAGAGGACGGATTTAATCTTGTTGACGAAACAGATGGCGATGATATTATACTTGAACAATCTGTATTAACAACGGTTGTATTAAGTAATGTATCTGGTAACTTTAGTGCCGCAGAAACTGTAACTGGTGGTACTTCAACAAATAGTGGTACAACTGTTGCCGCTTCACCAGAAAGACCTACAGAAATACAATTTGAATTTGCTCAAGTTAAATCTTTGGGTATGGCAGGGTCGCCAACATTTACGGCAGATACAGTTTTAACATCTTCACAATCTGAAGGTGATGAAAGTAATATTACATTATCTGGTTCGATTGATATTGCAAGTAACTCAACATCTATTACTGGTAAAAATACAAAGTTCAATACTGAATTAAAAATTGGTGATAACATTGTTTTAGAAAATGATAGTGGTCAACAATTCAGTAGATTTATTGGTGCGATTGTAAATAACACAGAAGCAAGTATTACAGAAAGTATTTCTGGCACAGTAACATCAGCGAGTACACAAAGAAGAAGAACAAAGTTACAAAACATTGATACTACTTCACTTGTTTATAGATTACCAGAAAATGTTATTAAGACATTAAAAACAACTGATAATGCAGGCATTACAGATACAAGTCATAAAGTAAGAAGACAATTCGTTGAGACTTTATCATCATCTGGTCAGGCAACATTTAGTGCTGGTGCAAACGAAACATTTAACGCACACAGCGAAGCAGATTATACACTATCAATAATGACCGCAGGGTCTAGTGATGGTGCGGTTGGTGATATCATTTCTCTTTCTGGTAATAACCATGAAGGTGATAGTAAGTTCACATTAACTGGTAGTCCATCTGGTAGACAAATACAAGTTGATCTTGGTGCAAACTTTGCTACGGCAAAAGTTAAATTGATTGCAACTATAACAAGAAGTATTGCAAACGAAAAATCAAAAGCATTAGTAACTGGTGCAACAACAGCGATATCAACTCAAGCAAATTGTGAAGAAAAAACAATTAGTTTAGGTAAGGGTGATATCTTTGCATTAACAAGTGTCTTTATGGCACCAGATTTCAGTACGGCAGCGACAACAAGTCATACTGATATCACAGACAGATTTACACTAGATAATGGACAAAGAGATAGTTACTACGACATAGGTCGTATTGTAAGAAAAGATGGTGCACAAACACCTACTGGTAGATTATTAATTACATTCTCACACTTTACACATGGTAGTGGTGATTATTTTTCAGTTGATAGTTATTCAGGTGTTGTTGATTATGACGCAATACCATCTTTTGATAGTCCAACAAAAGGTAAGATAGAGTTAAGAGACGCATTAGACTTTAGACCAATGGTTGCTAATGATAGTGGCGTTGTAGGGTTTGGTGCAGTAGATAGTATTGGTGCAAAAAATTATACAGGTGGTGGTTCATCAGCAGTTGATATGCCTAAACCTGGTTCAGACGCAACACTAGACTTTGAGTTTCATTTAAGTAGAATAGATGGTATCTTCATTACGAAAGATGGTTTATTCAAACAGGCAAAAGGTACGCCTGCAATAGACCCACAAAGACCAGAACCATTTGATGACGCTATGGCATTATATTACTTAAACTTGCCAGCATTTACTTTCAATACAAGTGATGTAAAAATTACCACAGTAGATAATAGACGCTACACAATGAGAGACATTGGTAAGTTAGAACAAAGAATTAAAAATATAGAATACTATACACAATTAAGTTTATTAGAACAACAAGCGATCAATACACAAATACAAGACGCGGCAACTGGACTTGATAGATTTAAAAATGGTATTATTGTAGATAGTTTCAAAGGTCATAATATTGGTGATGTTCTTTCTGCTGAGTATAGATGTTCAGTAGATATGAGCGAAGGTGAATTAAGACCAGAACATCACACAGATCAAGTTAAGTTAATTGAGAAAGCGGCAAATGATACTGACGCTGAGAGAACAACTTTAGGTTATCAAAAGACTGGTGATTTAATTACACTACCATATACATCAAGTGAGTTTATCAAAAACCCATATGCAACTAAAAGTGTAAACTGTAATCCATTCTTGGTATTTCAATATCAAGGTGATATTGCATTAACACCAGATTTAGATGAGTGGTATGAAACAGAAAGAAGACCAGACTTAATTGTAAACGATAATAATTTATTTGACACAATGACTGCTCTTGCAGGTGGCACAAATAGTTTAGGTACAGTTTGGAATAACTGGCAGACTAACTGGTCAGGTCAATGGTCGCAAGGTAGTTCAACAAACCAAGGTAACATAACTGCTAGTGCAAGTGTAAGTGGCACAGTTACAAGTAGAACAAGAACAGGTATTAGTAGAGAGATTGCAGGTTCAAATATACAAAGACAATCATTTGGTGATAAGATAGTTGACATATCTTTCATACCATTTATTCGTTCACAAACAATTTCATTTACGGCAACAAGAATGAAACCTAATACTAAGGTTTTCCCATTCTTTGACAATGTAAATATATCAACTTTTGTAACACCAGACGGTGGGGTTGCAGGTGGTAATCTAATTACAAGTAGTGTTGGTACTATATCAGGTACTTTTGCATTACCAAATACTGACGCTAACAGATTTAGAACAGGTGATAGAATATTCAGATTGACAAGTTCATCTACCAACAGTAAGATAGATGATGATGTTGATACTTTTGCTGATGGTAAATTTACTGCTCGTGGTTTACAAATGACAAAACAAGAAACAATTGAATCCACTAGAGTGCCAATTATTCGTTCTACCACTGTAACAGAAAACGAAGTAAGAAGAACAGTAGATAGAATAAATGCTGGTATTAATATTGAACAAGGACCACCAAATAATCCAGACCCATTAGCACAATCGTTCAAAGTAGAAAACATAGAGGGTATATTCTTAACCAAAGTAGATTTATTCTTCGAAGAAAAAGATAGTACAATACCAATTAAAGTATATCTAGTTGAAACAATTGAAAGCAGACCTGGTCAAAGAATTTTACCATTCTCTGAGGTTACAGTTGCGGCAGCAGATGTAAATACATCATCAACGGCTGCGACAGCAACTACTGTAACATTCCCATCACCTGTGTATCTACAAGGTGGTAAAGAATATGCAATTGTTCTAAAACCAGATAGTCAAAAATATAAAGCATGGGTAAGTAGATTAGGTGATACTGATGTTGGTGGTACTAGACGAGTTACTACACAACCTTTATTTGGTTCACTATTCAGATCACAAAATGCAACACTATGGACAGATGATCAAATGGAAGATTTGAAAATGACTTTACACAAAGCAGACTTTACAACTGGTACTACTGGTACTTTCGAAATGACAAATGACGCTCTTGCAAGTAAGACATTAGAGAACAATCCAATCGAAACAAACTCTACTGCTGGTAGTGGTAGTGCGTTTGGTGGTAACCCTAACATCATTAAGATTAATCATAAACATCATGGTATGAATGACAGTAGTCCAAGTAAAGTTACAATCTCTGGTCTTGGTGCAACAACTGACTTTAACGGTATTCAAGGTAGTGTAATTAATGGCACACATGATATTGGTAATGTTACTGAGGATTCATACACTATTACATTAAGTGGTGATCCTGCAACATCAACTGGTAGTGTAGGTGGTACCGCAGTAGTGGCAACGCAAGATCGTGCCTTTGAAAGTGTAATGCCTAAAATTGGTATGTTAAACTTTCCAGATACTACCTCAGTTCATAGTATCAAAACTACATCTACTCAATCAGTACATGGTAGTGAAACAGCATATACTACGGACAGTTCATTTACAAGTATCGTACCAAATGATAACTTCTACTTTACAAGTGCAAAGGCAGTATTGTCAACTATAAACGAAACAACTCACTTGTCAAGCGTTAAATCATTATTCTATAATATTACATTGTCATCAACAAATGCAAATGTAAGTCCTGTTATAGATTTAAGTAGAACAAGTTTATATGCAATACATAACAGACTAGATAGTCCAACATCTGGTAACACAACTGGATTCGTTGCAGAAACAGATCCAACTGGTGGTAGTGCAGGTGCAAAATATGTAACTAGAGAAATAAGTTTAGACAATCCATCTACGGCATTAGATTTAAGAATTGCGGCAAGTGTTTTCCCAACATCTTCAATCGAAGTGTTTAGAAAAGTAAAAGGTATTGATGATGATAGAGAAATGAAAGATATACCTTATGTACAAATGACACAAGCAAATGTGGCAATATCTGCTGAAGGTAGAAGTCAATCACCTTATTCAGATAATTTCAAATCAGATTTCTTTGATTATGAGTTTAATGAAAATGGTATAAATGAATTTACATCTTTTAAAATTAAGATTGTAATGAAAGGTACGAACCCTGCATATCCACCAAGAATAACAGATATGAGAGGGATTGCATTGGCAGTATAATGAGTATAGTAAAAGTAGAAGGTCATAGGTCAATTGTAAGAGACACACGATCTGGTGCAATTATCAATACTGATAGAAGTGCCTACGCTGTACATGTACAAAGAATAAAAGAGGCAAGAGCAAGTCAAAACGATTTGAGAAATGCCGTGAGAGATATAAATAATTTGAAAGCAGAAATGTTTGAAATAAAAGAAATTTTAAAAGGAATGGTAAGTAAATGGCAGCAAGACAAGTAGCAGCAGACGCAACGATAGAACAGTTAAGGACTACCTTTAACACTTTATCAGCGACAGACTTTGGTGATATATCACAATTAAGTTCTTCGATTAGTGCGAGTAACTTGGTTGCGGCGATGAACGAGTTAGAGGCAGAGGTTGCTGGATTTTCTGCGGCAACAATTACCGCACAAACAAACTTAAATGCAGGCCCGGCAAGTAATGACGAGTTCATTATGGTTGATACAGGTACTGGACAATTAAGAGCAATAACTGCGGCAAACTTATTTACTGATCAAACATTAGTTTCACCAACAATTACTTTTGAAGGTAGTACGGCAGATAGTTTTGAAACTACAATCGCTGTTACAGACCCTACAGCAGATAGAACAATCACATTACCAAATGCAACTGGTACGGTGTCTTTAACTACGGCAACTGAAACACTAACAAATAAAACTTTAACATCACCTACAATCAACGGTGGTTCGTTTAGTGGTTCTCTTTCTGGTTCAATCACAATAGGTAGTAGTGGTAGTTTAGTCTATGAAGGTGCTACTGACAATAGTTTTGAAACAACTTTGGCAGTAACAGACCCAACAGCAGATAGAACAATAACTTTTCCAAACGCAACAGGTACGGTAGCATTACAAGAAGCGTCAATTGATATGAACGGAACAGAATTAGTTTTAGACGCTGATGGCGATACAAGTATTACTGCCTCAGATGACGACCACATAGATATTAGACTTGCAGGTAATGATAGAATAGAATTAGAGACAGGATTAATTTCAATTAAGAATGATGGTTCTCAATCTGCTATAAGATTATATTGTGAAAGTTCTAACGCACATTACGCTGCTCTGACTGCTCCTGCTCACGCAGATTTTGGTGGTAATATTACTGTTACATTACCTGCGTCAACTGATACACTTGTTGGTCGTGCAACTACTGATACATTAACAAATAAAACTTTAACATCACCACTTGTTTCAGGTTTATCATTAACAGATAGTTCAATCGTATTCGAAGGTAGTAGTGCAAACAGTTTTGAAACTACATTAACAGTAGTAAATCCAACTGCGGATAGAACAATCTCATTACCTAACGAAACATTTAAACTTAATTCATATGCGAATAAGGCTGTGTTAGATGGAGATGGATCAACTACAACTATTACTGTGGGTAGTGGTTATAATGTTAATCAGTTCTTTGTAACAATCAACGGTGTGGATCAGGAACCTACAGAGGACTTTACATATTCGGGGACAACTATTACACTAGACGCTGCTCCAGGAAGTGGCGATAGGGTAGTAATAAGATATTAAAATTTAATTTGAAAGTATTTTTTGTATAAATACTATTATAGGAGAGTAAAAGATGGTTACTAGAATTAAGTCAAGTCAAATTACTGACGGAACAATTGTAAATGCTGATGTTAATGCATCTGCGGCTATTGACGATTCCAAACTAACAGGTTTGGCTGCAAGTGCAACAACTGATACAACAAACGCGGCAAATATTGGATCAGGTATCTTACCTGAGGCAAGACTAGGCACATTACCTGTATCAAAAGGTGGTACTGGACTTACATCTTTAGGTACTGCTGGGCAGGCAATCAAAGTTAATTCAGGTGCTACGGCATTAGAATTTGGTACTGCTGGCGGACTTACTATTGCAACTGTATCTCCAGGTAATGTTACATTAAACACAGGTGGTCACGGACAATCAAGTTCAACAACTAATTCTGTTTCACCTATACCAACTGGTACTGGGTTGTTTAACTTTTCATGGACATTTGGTCAATTAAGAGCAGGTAACCACATTGGTTCATACAACTACTCTTATACTTCTTCTAACATATCACTTACACAATTAAGTAGAACATCATCAAGTTCAACTGGCCCTTACGGGTTAGGTGGTGGATCTTTACCAACAACTTTTGGTGGTCAAACATCTGCTGCTTCAAATACTACAAATACTTTCTTTGGTTATTACACTACCAACTCTAACTCACCATCAATACAGTTACAGTATGGTACTTCACAAAATGGTAACGCACAATCACCTGCTTTCCAAGTGAATTCCCAAACAATTACTTTTATTAAGTAGTATAAGTATTAGTGTTCAATAGAACACACTTGAAAGGATAATTATGAAATATTTTGACGATATATTTGATGACTTATATTTAAGGCAACTATCACAAAAAGTAATCGAATCAAATTGTAAATCAAATAATATTGCAGGTCGCCATACATGGCCTTATGGTCATAAAGGCAATCATAAAATAATGGGCAGTACATTATTTGAGAGACACAATTTAAGTGTCATACATTACGACCAAGCAAACTACGAATTAGCAAATCAGTTGATAGACCCAGTGTATCAAATCGCTATGCGAATGAAACAACTACCTGTATTGCGATTGATTTCTACTAACATACAATTTATGGGCATGGAAGGCACAGACCATACAGATAGTGTGCACCCAGATGATTGGTCATATATACTAATGTTGGCAGATGAAGATACACATGGTGAAGATATTGGTGGTCATTTTATAAATGAGACACAAAATGTAACTGTGCCATTTAAACACGGTAGAGTAGTTTGTTTTCCGTGTACTGACATGCATAGAGGTCAAGCATTTACAAAACCAAATATTGCTAGATTATCTGTAAGATGGTTAATAAGAGATAACTGTTATGTAGGTCCTGGTATACTAGATTTAAATAAATTGTTTGGCGTGGCTAATGATGATGTCGAGTTTGACCCAACAAAACAAGGATCACCATCTGATGTGGTAGATGATAAGATGATTAAAGCAAGAGAAAAAAAATTAGAGGAGCAAGATAATGGCTGAAGAAAAAAAAGTTGATACGATAGATATGGACGCATTGTCGCCAAAAGGTAAATTACATGCAGAACAATATCAGATATTACAACAATCTAAACTAAAACATCAACTAGAAATAGAAAAGATAGATGTATTGTTGAAATATTACGAACAAACTATACCAAAAGAAATAACAGTAGATACAGCGAAAGAAGAACCAAAAGACGATAAATAGTCTTTATGGCTGCAATAGCAAACTTACTCATAGACCAAGGGGCAACATTTACAAGTACCATTACGGTATTTAATGATGACGATTCCCTATTTGATACAACTGGTCATACTGGTGCGTCTCAAATAAGAAAGTCTTATAGTTCATCAAGTGCTAGTGCCACTTTTACTGTTGCCTTTGCAGACGATAGAACAACAGGTGAAATTACTATCTCACTTACACCTACACAAACTGCCGCATTAGAAGAAGGTAGATATGTGTATGATGTTGAATTAACAAAAACCTCAGATAGTTCAGTTACCCGTGTAATTCAAGGAATTGTTACAGTAAGTCCAAACGCTACCAGATAAATCTATATAAATAGTGTTATACTAGGGGTTGTATGGCATTAAAGGGTAGAGTATCAAATTCAAACAAGAAAAAAGCGAAGATTACTTCGACTAATTCTGCTGGTCCACAACAGGTTTCAGTTGAAGTTATTGGCGGCGGCGGTGGCGGTGGTGGTTCTGTATCGCAACTAAATGCTCTTACTGATGTTACAGTAAGTACGACACCTGCTGGTAGCATTTTACAAATACAAACTGCTGGTGGTAATTTTGTATCAACAGCACCTATTGATAGTGATACACTTGCAGGTGCTACATCTATATCAATACATTCTGGTGAAAGTCTTAAGGCATATATTGATACCCAAGATGCCTCTGGTACAATTACATTTACAAACAAGTCAATAGATTTAGATAGTAATACCTTATCAGGTACATTAGCAGAATTTAATACCGCATTACAAGATGATAGTTTTGTTTCACTTACAGGTTCAGAAACACTTACAAATAAAACATTAACCAACCCTACTATTTCATTAATATCTGGTTCAGATGTTACATTAGATAGTTCAACCAATATAGTTTTAGATAGTGATAGTGGTTCTATAGCATTAAAAGATGGTGGCACAGAGTTTGGTCAATTTGCCAATAACTCTGGTGAATTACAAATTAAATCAGGTTCAAGTTCTACTACAAATCTTACAATGTCTGGTGCGAATACCACAATCGCTGGTAATTTAGATGTAGGTGGTAATCTTACAGTAACAGGCACAACAACATTCAATGGTGGTACTTTAACATTAGGAGACGCCGCTACAGACACTATCGCTTTTGGTGGTACAATTACAGGTAGTTTAACTTTTGAGGGTTCTACTGACGATAGTTTTGAAACAACATTAACACCTGGTAATCCAAGTTCAGATATAACTTTAACTTTACCATCAAGTGCTTCTGACACTTTAGTTGGTTTAGCGTCAACACAAACACTTACAAATAAAACAATCAATAGTAATGCAAATACTTTACATATTGATTTAGATGATCTAGGTACATTTACTGGTACACTGGCAGAGTTTAACGCAGGACTACAAGGTGATAGTTTCGCTTCTTTAACAGGTAGTGAAACACTTACAAATAAAAGTATAGATTTAGGTAATAACACACTTACTGGTTCACTTGCAGAATTTAATAGTGCCTTACAATCAGAAAGTTTTGTATCATTAACAGGTAGTGAAACATTAACAAACAAACAACTTACATCACCAGTTATCGCTGAGATAGTTGGTACAGGTGGTATTGAGTTAGACGCTGTACAAGATATTACATTAGACGCAGGTGGCGGTGATGTAGTTTTAAAAGATGACGGTACACAATATGGTAGTCTAACAAATTCATCTGGTAATCTGATTGAGATCGGAAGAGCTACAACTGCATTAACATTTAGTGGTGCAAATGTAACTGCCGCAGGTAATGTTACAGTAGCAGGTAATCTTACTGTACAAGGTTCTACTACTACGGTTGATAGTTCTACAATAGAAGTACAGAATGCTTTAGTATTTGAAGGATCAAGTGCGGATAGTTTTGAAACGACTTTAACCACAGTAGATCCAACAGCAGATAGAACGGTATCATTACCAAATGCCACTACAACTTTAGTAGGGCAAGATACAACTGATACACTTACAAATAAAACTTTAACAACACCTGTAATTGCTGAGATTGATAGTAATAGTAGTATTACATTAGACGCGGCAACTGACATTGTATTAGACGCAGGTGAACAAGATATAATTTTAAAAGATGACGGAACAGAGTTTGGTCGATTTACAAATAGTTCAGGTGAGTTAGTCATCAAGTCTGGTAGTTCATCTACCGCGGCACTTACTATGTCAGGTGCTAATGTACAAGTTGAAGGTAACTTAACAGTTGTTGGTACATCATCAACACAAGGTAGTACAATCACACTTGGTAATGCCGCTACAGACACAATCGCATTATCTGGTACCATTACAGGCTCTCTAGTCTTCGAAGGTTCTACTGACGATAGTTTTGAAACAACCTTAACACCAGGCAATCCGTCAAGTGATATTACACTAACGCTCCCGTCAAGTGCTAGTGATACACTTGTTGGTAAAGCGACAACAGACACATTAACAAATAAATCTATTGACTTAGGCAATAATACACTTACAGGTTCTTTGGCAGAATTTAATACTGCTTTACAAAGTGATAGTTTTGTTTCGTTAACAGGTAGTGAAACACTAACGAATAAAACACTTACAAGTCCAACTATTAATAGTCCTACAATCAATAGTCCAACTATTGTGTTTGAAGGTAGTACGGCAGATAGTTTTGAAACAACTTTAGCAGTAGTAGATCCTACCGCAGATAGAACAATTACATTACCAAATGCGAGTGATACACTTGTTGGTAAGGCAACAACTGATACATTAACAAATAAAACGATTAACAGTAATGCCAATACATTACATATAGACCTTGATGATTTAGGAACATTTACTGGTACTCTTGGTGAGTTCAATGCAGGATTACAAGGTGATAGTTTTGTTTCATTAACAGGAACAGAAACACTTACAAATAAAACTTTAACAAGTCCAAATATTAATGAAATTATATTTGAAGGTTCTACTGCGGACTCTTTTGAAACAACTCTAGCAGTAACAGATCCAACAGCAGATAGAACAATCACTTTACCAAATGCAACTGGTACTGTTATAACTCATGGTATGTTTAGTGGGGACGCTACTGTATCATCAAGTGGTGCGGTTACACTTGCAACTGTAAATTCAGATACAAGTGCCACAGGTAGTTCAACTGCTATACCAGTTATAACTGCCAACGCAAAAGGACTTGTAACATCTCTTTCAACTGCCAGTATTACTACGGCACTTTCTGTTGGTGCGGATAGTGGATCAAACGATACTGTTTCTTTGGCGACAGATACACTAAACTTTGAAGGTGGTAGTAATATTACAACAACTGTAAGTGATAATAATATTGCTATTGCCCTAGACGCAAGTCCAAGTATTACAAACTTAACAGTAGGTGGCACATTAACTTTTGAAGGTAGTACAGCAGATAGTTTTGAAACTGTATTACAAGTTACAGACCCAACTGCGGATAGAACACTTACACTACCAAACGCTACAGACACACTTGTTGGTCGTGCAACTACTGACACTTTAACAAATAAAACATTAACAAGTCCTACAGTATCAGGTTTAAATTTATCTGATAGTTCAATTGTTTTTGAAGGTAGTAGTTCGAATAGTTTTGAAACTACATTAACAGTTACAAATCCTACAGCAGATAGAACAATCACACTACAAGATGGTAGTGGTACTCTAGCATTCTTAACTGATGTAACAGGTGGTGGGGCAGCAGGTTCATTCACTACACTTGCAACCACTGGTAATGTTACTTTAGGAGACGCAACCTCAGATACAGTTGTTTTCAATGCAAGAGTTAACTCACATATTATACCTGCGGCAAATGATACATACGATCTTGGTTCTGCTAGTTTAAGATGGCGAACATTATTCGTAAGTGCAAGTACGATTGATCTAGGTGGTGCAACAATTAGTTCAGATAATACTGGTAATATTGCCATATCTGCGGCAGGTGCAACTTTGCCAGAAGGTTCTAAAGTTGGTACAGTTGCAATCGCAAAGGCCCAAGAAAGTACAGGTAAAGCGATAAGGGTTGTGCCATTTTTTAAGAAAGGTAATTTATCTACTGCCAATGTAAACTTTCAGTTTGCGGCATCAGGAAACCTAAACTATGTGTTTAGAGCCTTCACTAAACAAGACGGTTCAGCATTGACCGCACAGGAAGAGGTAATATTCCTGTTTTAAAGTAAAAGGATATAAATAGTAACATGACAGATAAAGTTCCAATTCGTACGGTCTTTGATAGTAGTGGTAATGCCACAGGACTTGCAGAATTTCAATCAGGCGAAACAGTAGGACACGCCCATGGTGGTACAGGGTTATCAACTTTAGGTAGTGCTGGTCAAGTATTAAGAGTAAATGGGGCAGGTAGTGCCATAGAATTTGGTGATGGTTTTTCAACATCATCTGGCGACATTACATTAGATAGTGCGGCAGACATTATACTAGACGCTGACGGTGCGGACATTGTTTTAAAAGATGGCGGAACAGAGTTTGGACGATTTACAAACTCAGGTGGTCAATTAGTTATCAAGTCATCATCAAGTACAACAACCGCTATGACTATGAGTGGTGCGAATGTTACTATCGCAGGTAACTTAACTGTTACTGGTACAACTGATGGTGATGGTAATATTATTTTAGGGGACGCCGCAACTGATACAGTTACATTTGGTGGTACAATTCAAGGCAATTTAGTTTTTGAAGGTTCAACTGGTGATAGTTTTGAAACTACACTTGCACCAGGTAACCC